AGTATTCTTCATTTACCAAATAAAAAACCTAATTTAAAAAAAGTTCATAGATTAGTTATATTGCCTGACTATCAAGGAATAGGTATAGGGGGAAGATTGTTAGATTTTATAGCTGCAAAATATACAAATGATAATTATGTTTTTGGAATAACTACTTCAGCACCAAGTCTGATTTTTTCACTTAAAAAACATAAAGATTGGAAATGTTATTTTTTTGGTAGAAATACAGGCAAACAAAAAATGGTAGAATTTAATAAAACAAGCACAAAAAATAGAATAACAGCAGCATTTAGATATATAAAAAATGGAACAGAATAGAACACAAATCGCAAAAAAAAGAATGTTAGAAGCACTAGAAAAAAGTTTAGGTGTAGTTACTACTGCATTAAAAGCAACTGACTTATCGAGAACAAACTATTATAAATGGTTAAAAGAAGATAAGGAATTTGCACAAAAAGTATTAGAAATAGAAAATATTTCAAAAGATTTTGTCAAATCAAAATATTATGAATGTGTTAAAGATAAAGTTCCATCAGTTGTTATACACGCAGCAAAAACTAAATTAGGGTGGAATGAAACTAATAGAATAGACTTAACATCAGGCGATCAGCCAATAAATATGCCTGTTATAACATTTATAGATTCTGAAACTAAATAAAAAATATAACTCATTATTTAAATCTGATGCTCGTTATTTTATAATAACAGGAGGGAGGGGATCAGGAAAATCTTTTGCTGTAAGTGTTTTTTTGACCTTACTAACTATGACACAAGGTGTTAGAATACTTTTTACACGATTTACAATGGTATCAGCTCATTTGTCAATTATCCCTGAATTTTTAGAAAAGATAACATTATTAGGATTTGAAAATGTATTTAGTGTAAATAAAGCAGAAGTATTAAATACAAGTAATAAATCAGATATATTATTTAGAGGTATTAAGACTTCAGCAGGTAACCAAACTGCTAGTCTAAAATCATTACAAGGTATTAGTTGTTGGGTATTAGATGAAGCAGAAGAATTAATTGATGAAGATATATTTGATACTATTGATTTAAGTATTAGAGAAAAAGATATACAAAATAGAGTAGTGCTTATTCTCAACCCTGTTACTAAAGAACATTGGATTTACAAAAGGTTTTTTGAAGACAAAGGCGTTCAAGCAGGTTTTAATGGCGTTAAAGACAATGTATGCTATATACACTCTACATACTTAGATAATAAAGAAAACCTTTCTACGAGCTTTCTAGAGCGTATTAAGAGCATAAAGCATAACAACTTTAAAAAGTATCAACATAAAATTTTAGGTGGCTGGTTAGATAAGGCAGAAGGAGTTGTATTTGATAATTGGAGTATTGGAGAGTTTAATCCAGATGGCTTACAAACTTCTTGCGGAATGGACTTTGGCTTTAGTGTTGACCCTGATAGCCTTACAGAAATCGCCATTTGTAAAAAGAAACAAAAGATATATTTAAAAGAGCATATATACAAGAATGGTTTAAAGTCGCAAGAATTAGCACAAATAATATTAGACAAAGTAGGTCAGAAGTTGATTATTGCAGATAGTGCTGAACCAAGATTAATTGCGGATTTAAAACACTTAGGAGTAAACATAAAGCCTGTAAAAAAAGGAACTATTGAAAGTGGAATATCCCGCATGCAAGACTATCATTTAGTAATAACACCTGAATCAACTAACATAGCTAAAGAGCTAAACAACTATGTATTTGCAGATAAAGGAAGTAAATTATTTGTAGATAATTATAACCACGCTATTGACGGTATTAGGTATAATGTTATTTATCATTTAGACAATCCTAATGCTGGGAAATATTTTGTGCAGTAAAAAACCCCCCACTAGGAGAACGACAAAAGAGAAAAGCATAATAATCGTGGGGGGAGTATAAAACTAAAATGAACAGCAAATATACACAAAAAAATAAAAAATTATAATTTCTATTATATAAATATATGAATGTTAAAATAAAGAAAAAGGGCAAAGTAAAGAATTTTAAAATAATTACTAGCTGGAAAGATGTTACTCTTGAAAAGTGGGTAAAGCTAATGAGCTTTCACAAACTTACAAAAAGTAAAGAGGCACAAGAAACAATAGCAACTTTATCTAACATTCCTAAAAAATTAATAAACGAATTAGCACTAAAAGATGTTTCCCGTTTAATGAGTTTATTAGCAGAGTTGCAACAAGATAAAAATAGTTCTTTAAAAAAAGTAATTGAAATAGATGGAAAACGGTATGGATTCCACCCTAATTTAGATGACATTACTCTTGGTGAATGGGCAGATATTGAAACTTTTATAAAATCTAAAATAGAAAATAACATGCCAGAAATAATGGCAATTTTGTATAGACCGATTATAGAAGAAACACAAAGCGGTATTTATACTATAGAAGCTTATGATGGTAACATAGCTATACGAGCCGAGCAAATGAAAAAAATGTCAAGCGTAGAAGTGCAATCAGCATTGGTTTTTTTTTGGGGTTTCGTGAACGTATTATTAGCGAATTCAGCATCATTTTTGACGCAAAAGCTAAAGGAAATGAAGACGCAATCGCAACAGAATCTTTTGCAGAAAAATGGGGTTATTTTGGCGTAATGTATAGATTGTGTAATGCAGACATATCAAAGCTAGAACAGATAACAAAACTAAACCTTTTAGAGGCGTTTACTTGGTTGAGTTATGAAACAGATTTAAACACGCAAAACAAAGTAAAGACATATGGCAGTAGTAAATAAAACATATAATAACGTAATAAATACTCTTTGTAGGTTAGGCGAATACCACGAACAGATTACAACAGTTTCTGTTGGCGATATATTTGATATTAATTTAGAAAAAATGGAAAAACTGCCTTTGCTGCATATAAACCCTACGTCAGTTACAACAGGTGACGCAGAACTTATTTATAATTTTCAGTTGTTTATATGTGACTTAGTAAGTGAAAAAGAAAATTGGCAAACACACCAAGCAAAACAATTAACTAAATTACTTGACCCTAAAAACAACGAACAGCAAGTATGGAACCAAACTTTGCAAATTTGCACTGATTTTATAGGTATGTTAAGGCATAGCTCAAGACAATCAATAGCAGGAGTAAATGATATTAATGCACCTTTATATTTTGCACAAGACCAATTTACAATAGAGCCATTTCAAGAAAGATTTGATAACTTGCTATGCGGTTGGACTTTTACAATAGGTATAAGAGTTATGAATGATTTTGATACTTGCACTATACCTGTAGAAAATTTAGGTGCTGGATATTAATGTTTAAGTTTAAGATATGGAAAATAGAAATACAAATAATACCACCAAAAATAACAATCAAGCTATGAGCTATGATGATGTAATAGAAAAGCTAGATTTAATTAGTATGAAGTTTGAAACTTATAATGATTACCCTGAAAGTGCAAGTAATAATGCTTGTAAGGTTTTGCGTTGGATAGATGAACACGGAAGAGATGAAGTCAAAGGAATGACTAGGGTAGGAATTACAAGAGCCAATCAGCTTTGCTCAAAATCTAATATTTCAAGAGATACGATTGCTCGTATGGCTTCATTTAAAAGACACGAAAAAAATGCAGAAATAAATCCTGAATATAAAACAACTCCGTGGAAAGATAAAGGATATGTATCTTGGCTAGGTTGGGGTGGGACAAGTGGCATTAATTGGGCAATAAATAAATTAAAACAAATAGATAAAAAATAAAATTATGGCAGATTTGACAGTAACGATTTCCGAAAGTGTAACCATTAACGGTGCATTAAGAGGTTCAACAAACAATTTAACAGTAACAGGCATTACAGATACTTTTGAAAGGGTAATAACATGTCCGCAATCAGCAACAACAACTATAGCAACATTTTCTTCAAATGTATATGATAGTGCAGGAGCAATAGACAAAGAGAATGTAAGATACATTAGAGTAAGTAATTTATCAGATACTTACGATATAGAAATTGGAGTTGCAGGTGCTGCCTCTAATTACTCAATGTTAATTCCAGCAGGAAACTCACATATTATAGCTCGTGCAGATGATGTATTGTTAGCTGAGGCAGACGCTGTGCCAACATACGGTTCTTTAGCTGATTTAGCTAAGTTAGAAGTAAGACCAACAGCAAGTAATGATGTTGACGTAGAAATATTTGTAGCTAGTGTATAATGAAAACTGAAAACTTAGAAAAATATTTAGACAGCTTTGGCAGGTATATTGTTCAGCAATCTAAATCTAATTTGACTAAGGCAAAAAAAAATGTAAACAAAACTCTTTACAATTCTATTAAATTTAAAGTTGTTCGTGATAAAGTAGGGTTTACAGTTCAGTTTTTTATGGAAGATTATGGGACTTTTGTTGACAAAGGTGTTTCAGGTAATAAAAAGAAAAGAAGTTATAAAAATTACGAAGGTAAAACAATTAAAACTGATTATAAATATAAAACTGTGGGGCCACCAATAGACATATTGTCAAAATGGATAAAACAAAGAGGAATTAAACCAAAAGGAACGGGCAGGGGTAGGTCAAAAATTACCGGTCAATATATATCAGGTTTAGCTTATTTTATAAGTGCAAAGATTAAAAGTCAAGGTATTCAGGGTATAAGTTTTTTTCAAAGACCACTACAATTAGGAATGAAAAAATTTAGTGAAAAAATATTAGAATCATTAAAAGTAGATATATTAAATAATTTAAAAGAAAGCACAAAAGGACTAACAACAGTAAAATAATATGGCAGTATCAGTTATAAAACAATTACCAAAAGGGCAAACTAACGGCG